CGAGGAGCCAGAGGACCTGACGACGGAGGAGTAGCCCCCACCCTCGGCTACCCACACCCTTCCCGTCAGAGGAGACGCCCAACTCATGTTCACACCGCCTGATCCGTTGCCCGACTACTGGCCTACTATGGAAGGTATCGGCGCGATCTTGCACGTCCGCACCAAGGACAACCTGGACAATGAGTTGGGCGTCTTCACGTCCGACACTCGCCCGACCGATGTCGAGGTCTGGGAGTTGGTCAATCAGGCGTGGTATCTGTCCACGCCGTGCATCGGCACCGATCCGACGCTGATCCCGGATTGGCTCGGGATGCCGGTGCAGCAGGCGCTGACCATTCGCACGTGCATGATGATCGAGTTGGCCTACTGGCCGGAGCAGACGAACAACTCAGACTCCATCTATGCGCGCCTGAAGGAAATGTTCGATCCGCTGATGGAGCGGATCTGCAAACTCGCAGCGTACATCGGTGCGAGCCCTGCGCAGGAAGCCGAAGACGCCCTTGGCGCTGGCGCTGCGCAGTTCGGCTTCCCCGACTACGGCTGGATCTGGTTGCCCCTCGCGGGCGACCCGGCAGCATCGTGGGTCATGGGGAACGACGGTTCCCCGCTCTGGGGCGTGACGTACGACGACCTTCGCCGCATCCTGGAATACGACCACCGGTAGCGCCATGCGTGTCGTCATCACAGTCAAGGGTCACAAGGAAGTCGGCCGTATGTATGGCCGGGTCATGAAGCGGATGAACAATCCCAATCCAGCTTGGGATGTCATCATCAACATGATTCACGCCATCCAGTCGAAGCAGTTTACGACACAGGGAGCGCGCGGCGGCATCCCGTGGGACGACATCACGGATGATTGGCGCGAGAAGAAGGCACGGATGGGTTACGACGCCCGCATCTTGCACATGACGCTGAAGCTGCGCGAGTCGGTGACCAGCCGCACTGCCGAGGGCCACTACTACCGGCGCACGCGCACCAGCCTGACCGTCGGCACGACAATCCCTTACTCCAAGATCGTTGACGAGAAGCGCCCGATCTTCGGCATCACGCCAGCTGACGAGCGCGAGTTCGCTCATATCCTGTCTGTGTACATCGCCAAGGGTTACCTCCCGCGCAGGGGGCTAGTGTGAGCGCGCTGCCGAGCACATCGCGCACGAACGTCTCGGGCCACGAGGTCGAGGTCGCGATGGCGGAAACGATCAAGCTGTACCTACCCCTCTACCTCCCGGTCGGATGGGCAACGCCGCGTTCGTTCCGCCACGACAACGACGTTGACAAGTGGCCCGAGACGGCGCTACCCGCCATCATCATCGTCTGCCCCGGGCTCGCAGACCAGCCAGTTCGGTACATGAACCGGGGCGAGCCGTCGTGGCGGATGAACTTCGCGATGGGTGTCGCCGTCGTTGTGTCGGCGCGCACCGAAGCGGAGACTCGGCACTTCTGCCAGGACTACACCGCGATGGTCCGACAGTTGGTGTGTCACCACCCCTCGCTCGACGGATTCGCCGAAGGGCTGGACTGGATCGAGGAGCGGTACGATGCGATGGACGACTCGCTGCGCCTGAAGCGGACGCTCTACGCCGGCATCACAATGTTCCAAGTCCAAGTCGAGACGCTTATCGGTCCTCGCCCCGATCTTCCGTATGGGCCTGTGATTCAAACGTCCGACGTGACCGTTGGCATGAAGGAGGACTGACAATGGCCGAGGAGAAGCCGGCCGCGAAGAAGGGTGGCAAGAAGGTGTGGCGCAACGCCTGCACCGTACCCATCGACCTGTGGTCGGGACGAATGCTCGCACCCGACGAGACGATCGACAGCGAGCCCGACAACCAGCATGACAAGCAGCTGGTCGAACTCGGGATGCTCGTGGAGGAGGAGGCATGACCCGTCCGGGTGTGGAAGTCACGATCCGTGATCTGACGCCAGCACGATCGGCGCCTGTCGGGATCGACACATGGTTCGTCGTCGGGCTGTCGGAGCGCGGCCCGGACACGCCACAGGAAATCCTGGGGCTAGGCCAGTTCGAGACGGTCTACGGCGAGCGCATTGCAACCAGCGTCCTGTACGATGCGGCGGAGACGTTCTTCCGCGAGGGTGGCTCGCGCATGGTCGTGCAGCGTGCCTTCGGTCCTGCGCCGGTCAAGGCGACAGTCGTGCTCCAGGACACGGCCGGCACTCCGGCACCGTGCGTCAACGTCACGGCTGCGGGCGCTGGCAGCTACGGCAACGACCTCGACGTCCAGGTCGTCGCGGGATCGTCTGGTGCGCTGACCGTCATCGTGATCTTCGACGACGACGTGGAGGTCGAGCGGTCTGGTGACCTGGCTACGAAGCAGGACGCCATCAACTTTGGTGCGACTTCCGACTACGTGACCATCACGTCGGCCGGTGCGACAACGCTCGGACCGAAGGTCGTCGCCAAGACGCCGCTCGCGGGCGGCACCGACGACGCTGCCAACGCCACCGACGCTACCTGGAAGACGGCCCTCGACAAGCTGCTGAAGGACTGGGGTCCCGGTCAGATTTCGATGCCGGGTCGCTCGACCTCGACGGCCCACACAGACCTGCTCGCGCACGCGGCAGCGAACAACCGCGTGGCGCTGCTCGATGCGGCTGTGGCGGCCGACTACTCTGCGCTGCTCGCGGTCGGAGCAGGGCTCCAGTCGAACGCCAACGCTCGCTACGGCGCGCTGTTCGCGCCCTGGGCGATCATCCCGGGCCTGACCGACGGCACGACTCGCCAGGTTCCGTTCTCGTCTGTCGAGGCCGCGCTGATGGCCCAGGTGCCGAGCGGCAACATCGCAGCGGCAGGCATGAATGGCCAGGCCAAGTACACCGTGGACATCACGACGCAGTTCACGAACGCGCAGCGCCAGGCGCTGATGCTCGCAGGCGTGAACACCGCTCGCGTGGTGTACGGTGGCGTGCGCGCGTACGGCTACCGTACGCTGGCCGACCCGGACGACCTCGCCGCCTGGCTCGGGCTGAACGGCCTGCGCCTGATCATGGACGTGAAGAACCAGGCGGAAATCATCGCGGAGGAGTACGTCTTCCGCCAGATCGACGGCCAGGGCAAGACGCTCGCCGCACTGAACGGCCACCTGGTCGGCATGCTGGTGAAATACTACGACAGCGGCGCGCTCTACGGAGCCACTTTCGAGGACGCTGCCTTCGTGGACACCGGCAACGCCGTCAACACGCCAGAGACCATCGCTGCGGGAGAGATTCACGCGCTCATCGGTCTGAAGACCAGCCCGTTCGGCGAGCTGGTTGTCATCGACATCGTGAAGGTCGGGATCAACGAGGTCCTGGCGGTCTAGGGAGGAGGGAGGTAAATGTCCAGGCAGGATCAGTTCCGCATCACTGTCGCTGTCGCCGGTGTGGTGGGAGTGCCCATTTCCGGTGACGACGGCACCTGGGACAACTTCAGCGGCGGCGAGGTCGATTCCGAGTCGCTGCTGTACGGGCCAGGCGGCATGGAGCCGAAGATCAGCCTCGGTGGAACGCGCACTGTTGGTGAGGTCACGGTTTCGCGTCTCTATCAGCACGGTCGAGACGATCGGCTGGCGGCCAAGCTCTACCCGGTGGTAGGGCGAGCGACGGTTACCGTCACCAAGCAGTCGCTCGACATCGACGGCAACGCGATCGGCTTGATGGCGGATGTCTACACTGGCATCCTGAAGACCGTCACGCCGCCAGAGGCCAACTCGGATGACGGCGGGTCGAACCCGGCGATGATCGAGCTGGTCATGACGCCTTCGGGCACGATCGGTCACTAGCAAACCCACAAGGTCAGGCGGCAACCATGACCAGCGTTGACGAGAACACTCAGCGAACCACAGAAGTCCCGGGGTGGGAGGAAGCCCCCTACGAGGAGCCGCCCGCCGACGTGTCTCCCTCCATGATGGAGAGACTTCGCGCACGGCGGGCGGCGATTGCCGGCGAGCACACCGTACGAATGCCGATCCCTGGCTTCGCTGGTGAGCTACTGGCAGAGTACAAGAAACTGAGCTACGACACGACGCGCGCCATTGCGCGACGTGCGGCCGAGTCGAAGAACCCCAGGGCCGACCTCTACGGTCAGATGGACATTCTGATCAACGCCTGTGTCGGCATCTACTCCAACACTGGCGAGAAGGTCAGCGACGGCTACACGCTTCAGCTGGCGGAGTTCT